TCCAATGCTAGGAGTGGACGCCAACTACATAATGCTACTTTGTCTGCTTTCTTTATTGGATATGACTTTGAGGCATTTAATCGTGTTATGTTAGAGCAGGGCATAGATACTGCGAGTCGTTCGCTCCCCATCAATCTTATTATAGATAAGGGCGATTCTGGTGGCACTATTACGCATCGTGCCGATGTCTATGTGCTGTGCGATGCTATATTCTTTATTAATCTTGATGGCACAGCGTCCGTGTCAGTTTAAATTAAAGATATGAAGTTTATTAAATCTAAAAAATAATATTAATAATAATATATAAGTATATAAATATATATATAAATAATAAATAAATTAATCTAATATGTCATTGACTAAAGAGCAAATCCAAAAGAACTACGAAAAGCACTTAAAGATAGTGGAAACCTATATTACCGATCGTAAAGATAAGGTATTATCTATGATAGACTCCTATCAAGAAGAGTATGCTCTAGCACCTGCTAGTGGTAAATCTTGGTACCACAATGCTTTTCAAGGTGGGTATGTTGATCATGTCAATAGAGTAGTGGAGTATGCGGTGAAGCAGTCTAGGTTATACGAAGAGATGGGTGGAACAATTGATTACACCGAAGAAGAACTAGTCTTTGCCGCATTATTTCACGACTTAGGTAAATTAGGTGACGGTAATAAAGTAAATTACCTACCTCAGACAGATAAATGGCGTCAAGATAAGTTAAATGAGATGTATACTAACAACTCAGACTTAGATTTTATGCTTATTCCAGACAGATCGTTATTTGTTTTACAGAAATTTGGTCTACAAGTTAGTCAGAAAGAGTTTCTTGCTATTAGGTTACATGATGGTGTGTTTGATGAAGCTAATAAAGCTTACTTCTTCAGTTACCAAGAGTCATCCAGACAGAAAACATCTATTATATCAGTTCTACACAGTGCAGACTTTTTGGCATCCAAGGTAGAATACGATATGTGGAAGAGAAATGGTGGTAATACGGTAGCCAAGACACAAAAAACACAATCATCAACAGGCAAAAGGGTAAATGCTTCAGAAGGACTTAAAAATACACTTAAAAACCTATAATGGAAAATTATTTAACTGCATATAACATAATTTCCGGCATTTTAGTAGGTATCCTCCTTCTTTTTATCTATATTTTAAGAAATCTACTAGTGAAGGTAGAGAAATATGAAGACACAGTTACGAATCTACAAGATTCTTTGTCAAATATACAAAAAACAATAATAAATTCACAAAAGCACCTTACCACTCTAGATGAACGTGGGGTTTTTCAATCAGATGATGAGGTCGGTTATTTTTTCGAACAAATGAAACAAGTTCAAACAGAACTAGACCGATTTACAAATGCCAAGAAAGAAGAGCAAAGCTAATTACTTTACGTCAGAAACAGAAGATTACATAGTCAAATATAATGAGTCAACGGATGATACATACCGTAACAAAATATTTACGGATCATATATATTACCCTTTCTACAAGCTAGCAGAGAACATTATACATACATTCAAGTTTTACTACACGGATGTTGACCAGATAGAAAATCTTAAACACGAAATAGTCTCTATTTTACTAGAACAAAAGATTATGAAGTTTGATCCTACTAATGGAGCAAAAGCATACTCTTATTTTGGTACAATAGTGAAACGTTGGTTAATCAATTACAATAATAAGAACTATAAAAAGTTAAAAAAGATAGGTCAATTTTCGGATATTGAAGATTCATACGATGATGATTCATTTCTCTTAGAAGAGACAACTAAGTACACCATTACTTTAGGAGCTTTTATTGATAAGTGGGTTACTGAGATGTATGAAGAGTTAGATGAGATGTTTGTTAAGGAAATAGAAAAGAAAATAGCAGATGCAGTTCTAACAATATTTAAAACAAGAAACGATCTAGAAGTTTTTAGAAAGAAAGCACTTTATATCTACATAAGAGAGATAACTAATTGTGAGACTCCACTTTTGACTAGAGTAGTTACAATATTGAAAGAAGACTTTTATTCAAAGTATTTAAAGTTATACGAAAACGGTCATATCGTCAATAAATTACGTTAGTCTATTTATATAAAAGAACACTAATGAGTTTAGATAAAGAAATATTTGACGGAAAGACTTTATCAGATTTATTTTCCGAGATCCATACCAACTCTACTACAACTAGAGCTCAGGTTAAAGGCCTGATTGGTGAATTAAAACCTCTAATAGAAAATATTGGAGATGCTACTTTAATCGTTCCTATGATAAAAGAGTATATGGAGATTGGAGTTAAAAATGATGAAGCTCTTATTAAATTAGCTACTATTGTTCAAAGAATTGAAGCTGCCAACGCTAAAGGTGAAGGTGGAGATATATTCGATTTTGATTCATTACAAGACTTACTAGAGGAGTCAGAACAAATATCTGATGAAATAGATAACGTAAAAGACGAATCAGAAGAGGAAGATGTTTAATTTTGGAGGCAGTATATTAGCGAAAGCTGTTGCACAAGCATCAGGTAGAGGCACTAAACCAACGTTTAAGTTCGGTAGAGTGGTAGACGTTGTATTGGATGAATCTAGTCCTTACTGGGATGAATTCGGTCGCTCTCAAGCTATAAATGGAGTAGTTTATAGAGAGTTAGGTAAAGCCAAAAAAGAAGATGAAGACAGTGTTTTACCATTTGCTTACTGTGGTAATGCCAATGTTACGCAACTACCTCTCAAAAATGAAATAGTAATTATTTCTTCTCTACCATCTGAAAATAGAGCAATAAATTCCTTACAAACTAAGAACTATTGGATATCACCAGTCAATATTTGGAACCATCCAAACCATAACGCTTACCCCGAT